GGCTGGGCCATCTGCTTCGCAAGGCCCGGCGCCGCTGTGGCTTCCGCTTCCTGGGCGCGGATCCCCTCCTCGGTCTGGCCCTCCTCGAGGAACGGGGAGCCTTCCCCGCCGAATAGATCGTCGAAATATGCCGTCATCTCCGGGGTTAGCTTCACGCGGGCGCCCTTGAGGGCGTCGTAGATGTCCCGGAGGTAGGCGGCGAGCTTCTTGAACAGGGGCTCCAGGCCGGGCTTCGGGGCCTTCCCGGTGTTCAGGTAGTCCTCGAGGGCGTAGGTGAGGGCCTCCATGTAGGATCGCCCGGTCGCGCTCTGCGGCACGGTCGGGTCGTCTGTCCAGCCCTTGAATTCCTCGTCCCACTGGTCGCCTTCCATCCCCATGGCGCTCTGCAGCTCGAGGAGGAAAGCCTGGGCTTGCTGGTCCCCTCCCTGGGCGATCCCTCGGGCTCCTATGACCACGGCGTGTGTGATCTCGTGGAGGGCGGTCGACGGGTTCGCTCGGGGAGCAAACTGGATTAGGCTTTTGAGAGCCTGGCCGATACGCACGGCGGTTGTCCCGCCGGCTGCGCCCTGGGCGACGTCCGAGACCCTCAAGAAGTTGCCGAAAACCTCGGGCGCGAAGGCTATGTCAGCGAGCTTGTCTGCCCCGATGTTCCACTTCCGGGCCCATGCGGTTAGGACGCGGCCGGCGAAGTCTCGTTCCTCGTCCGTCCATCCGGGGGCGACGTCCTTGATGCGTTCCTTGAAATAGGCGACGGTCGTCTGGCCGGGTATCTCTCGCGGGAGCGCGAAGCCCTGAAGCCCGGCCGCAGCCCCTCGAGGGTTCGTCTCGGTGAGGTACTGCTTGAGGGCTGCTTGGGTGGGGCTCCTGGCCTCCCATTCGATGTTCCAGCCGGGGAACCGGAAGGCGAGGGATCGGACCATAGCCGCGGCTACGTTCGGGGCGGTCCCCTTCTTCATGCCCTGAATCGTGACGGTGCCGGGAGCCTCCCCCTCCTTCGGCTCCTCGGCGACCTCGACGGAGTATCGGATGCTTCCGACCTCGTCCTTCCCTACCGCGGCCCGGAGGGAGTACTCCTCGCCCTCGAGGCGCTCCACGGCTTTCAGGGTGAGCCCCTCGGGTGCCGCCTCCTGGGCGCGCTTGCGGAAGAGTTCCATATCCTCGGGCTTGACCTCGATGGCGAGGCCGGGGATCCCCTGCTCTTCCTGGGTGAGGGTCTTTTCCGTGCGGGCTATCGACTGGCCTTCCATGCCGGCGGTGGCGATGATGTTCATGCTCGCAGGGAGAATATGGAAGGCGGATATTCCAAGGGCGGACCCGACGAGGGTCTCGGTGAGCCTCCTGGTTACTTCCTCGCGCTGGATGGGGGTGATCACGGTGCCGTCGACGCGCATGGTGATGTCGCGGGCTATCTGGTCCGCGCCGATCTGCAGGGATTCCTGAATCATCTCCTGGAGCGTCTCCTGGCCGATGTTCGCCAGCCGCCCCCCGGCCTGTTCGCTGAATTCGCCAAGAACCCGCGAGGCGAAGCGCAGGAGCGCCCCGGAGCGCGCTGCCCCCGCTGCCCTGTCCTCGACGGTGTCCTTCGCGGCCTTGGCGAGCGCCTTCTTGGCGGCGCCACCGAGCGTGGGGAACGCCTTAAAGAAAGCGCCCATCTCTATGGCTTCAGAGACGGCAGCGAGCCCCCCGTAGATCCCGGACATGAGAAACGCTGCCTGGGGGTTGATCGAGGCTCCGGTGTTCGGATCCCGGTAGAGGAGGAGGTCCGCATAGGCAGAGCCCCGTTCCAGGTCGAGGGCCTTCGTGGAGGCTCCGACCGCTGCTCCAAATCCGAAACCTGCCGTCACAATGAGGGGCAGGACGTAGACTCCGAGCCCCGCCCCCGCGACCGCCCCGAGGGCGCTGGTGAGGCCGGCGCCCGTCATGGTGGTCCCGGCGAGCCCCGCGGCGCCCGCCATGGCTGCGGATCCGAGCCCGCCCAGGGCCCCGCCGAGGGCCGCGCCGCCCATGGACTCGACGCGGGACGGGATGAACTGGATTCCCCACTTTATGACGTTGGAGGGGAATTTGTTAAGCATATCTCCCTGGGGCGGCATCTGGTCCCGCAGCTCGAGCATCCGCTGATAGGCGGGACTCTGCGAGACGTCCTTCCCCTCCGCGGCCTCAAGCCAGAGCCGGTTCCCGAGGGTGGCGATCTCGTTCCCTATCCATGCGGCTTGCCAGGTCGCTCGCACGGCCTCGGCCCAGGTTTTCGGCTTCAGGACCTCGTTCCGCCACTCCCTCATGTATCGGTCTTGGTCCCTGAATGCGTCGTCGAAGGGGATATCCGAGAGCCTGGACAGGTAGTAGGCGCCCGTCAGGCGGTCGGCCATCTCGTCGGGGTCCGCGGATCCACGGATGGCTTCCTGGAACCGCTCGGCGAGGTCCTCGGGGACCCACTGCCAGGTGGGGGCGCCTTGGGTAATCGGCGCCCGGTAATCGGTCTGGAGCCTGTATCGGGCCCCGGCGGGGTCGACGGACTCGTCGTACCGTCCGAAGCCCTGGCTTATGCGCGTCGACGCGGCGAGGGCGCTCCCGGTGGAAGGCCCCCCGAGCGACTCCTGTCTCTTCCGCTCTTCCTCGAGGATGGTATTAAACGGGCTCAGGTCGCTCAATGCACGCTCCTCGGCTTAATGTTTCCCCCCCCACTTGTCATAGCTCTCAAGAGGGGCCGCCTTATGGACCGGGGCGGAAGATGGCGCCGCGGGAGCCGGCGGCTGGGCGGGCTTGGCTGGTGTCGGAGTCGCCGCAGGGGCCGGCGCTGCCCATCCGTATGGATTATAATTCTCCGGGACTCCCGTGGATGCCTTCCGTGCCTTATCTATGGCAGCAGGATCCTTGTAGATATAATACCCGTCAGGGCCCGCGCCCGCCTCTACAACCGCGACCCACTCTCCGCCCGTGCCGAGGGAAGGCTCCCATGCCTCAACGACGGACAGCCCGCCCTGGTATGTAAGAGTTCGGATGTATCTCGCATCCCCCTGCGCGCCCACCACGTCGAGGGTGATTAGGTAGCGGGATACGGTGTCGGGTAGGGAGTAGCCAGTCCCGGCGATAGTTCTAGGCGGTGCGGCGCTTGCTGGGTTCTTGATCGTGAACAGGAGTTTCCCTTCCGGGTCAATGGTATAGAGCCCCCCCTGGATTTCGAGCTTCAGCTCATTCTCGATGTATCGCTGAACCTCGACGGCGCCCTTGGTGTATGCCTTCTCGAACAGCCCGTTCGTGATCCTGCCATTGGCGGCAGCATACTTGAAGCGCTCCTTCCGCATATCCTGGGCGAATAGGTCGATCGAATCCTTGTATCGATCACCCTTAAATGAGGCGCTCGTCAGGAATTGGACGTCGACGGAGTACTGCTTGCCATGGTAGTCCTGGACGTATTGCTTCGCCTTGGCGTAATCCATGGCCTGACCTTCGGGGGTTGCCATGAATCTCTCAATCTCGAGCTTCTGCGCCTGGTTGGCGAAGATGTCCTTGAGGTCCTTGTCTGCCTTCACCGCATCCCAGACCCCGCTCGCCTTCGCACGGGAGTTGAATTTGGCAGTGAGGGCCTCCGCCTTCCCCGAGGCCATGAGCGCGATGGCGATAGTTGGCTGGTTGCGGATAGCGTCCCAGGTTTCCCAGGTGATGTCCCTGGTGACCATTATTATGTTCCCGTCCGCGTCTGCCTCGGGGAATGCCATGGTGACCTTCGCTGCTCCGGTCGCGGCGGCGCCCTTTAACCGCTCCGCGGCATCGTCGAGGATGGCAAACAGGGAATTGCCCAGATTCTTCTGGGCTGTTCCCTCCGCTGTCGCGGCTCCGTTCGTGAGGATCCCGAGGTTCTTGATCGCCCTCTCCTTGACCCCTGCGCTCGGCGAGTAGCGCGCCCCTCCTATCTCGACGGTCGTCTCTTTAATAGCACGCACGGCGTCTGAATATCCCTCCGGGGTCATCCCTCCAGGGAATGCGGCCTGATAATTCGCGTAGGCATCCCCGAGGATGGCTTCGGCCTTGTCGTCCACGAGCCCTGTGAGGGAGAGCTTCGCCGCGGCGCGCGCCTCGGTGGAGGCTTTGAATCCTTGAGCGCTCGTCCATCCCTCTATGGTGCTTTCGGTGAGGACCGGGCCCACGCTCTTCCCCTTGGCGAGGGCGAGCAGTGTGTTCGCTTCCATATTCTTGTAATCTGCGATTGCCTGACGGTCGACTGCGGCGGCGAGGACTCGTATATCCTGGAGCGTTGCTTCCTTCAGCTCCGGGCTCGCCCCGTGGACGCGGTCGGCCGAGGGGAGCTGCTTCCCATAGGATGCGATTGCGGCTTCCGCCGCGCCGAGCCCTCCCTCCTTGAACGCTGCGGTGGCGGTCTTGTTGATGTCCCGCTTGAGGATCCACAGGGCCCGTGATGCCTGGAGGGTCGCTCGCTCCTCCGGGCCGATCATGCCGGTCGTCTCCATCTCAGCGATGCTGCTGTTGGTGAATGCCCAGGTTGCCTCTGCGGGGTCCGCCGAGCTTTCGATGTAGGTGTCTATCCCGTTGAGCCTCTGGACCTTGGCGCTCTTCTCCCAGGCTTCTCGCTGGATGGAGTAAACCTTCGTGGCTTGGGCGTCAGCGAGTTGGGCGAACGTCTGGGCGACCCGCTCCTTTGCGCGTGGGTTGGTGATCCCTGCTATCCGATCCTCGAGTTCCTTGCGCTTATCCTTCCACATGGCCATGAACCCGTCGCCCGCGAGGGGGTCCGCGGCGTTCGGGGTCCCGTGGAGGGTAGGGTTGGACATGATGTATCGGGAGAATTCCTCAAGTCCGGCGGAAAGGTCTATTTCAGCCTGGTCGGCCTGGATCCGTGCGTCCCGATCGTAGAGAGTTCCCCCCGCCTGGATCAGCGTCTCTCCGAATGACTGGAGCTGTTGGCCGAGGGCTTGCTGTGCTGTCACGTCGGCCTCCTATTTAGAAAATGGAATGAAGGCGGATGCCAGATCGGAAACCACCCCGAGGGCATCGACGCCGAACCAGCCCCAGCCGTATTGCTGCTGCTTTCGTTGTCTCCCGAGGAATGTTTCGCGGTGTTCGATCTTGCCTATCGCCGCGGCGGAATCCGCGCTCACGTCATCCCGCCTGAGGTTGTATAGGTTCATGTAAGCCGAGCCTTCGTTGTATTGCTCGCGGGTCCGGGTGACTTCTCCCATCTCGATGCCGAATTGCCCGACCCCTAGGTCGCGGGCTCCTTCTATCTGGGTTCGTGCCAGGGTGTTGCTCTGCTCGAACTGTCGGCCCATGACCTCCTGCATCGTGATGGGCGTGCGGATCCCCGCGGCCCCGGCACGCGCACTCAACCCTCCGGTTGCCATCTGTTCCTGCTGGAGGGTGTCCAGGTACTGCCCTTCAGCCACGAGCTGGTTGATGAAGGTCTTTTTAGCTCCGAAGAGGGCGGAGGTTTCGGCCGCTCCTGCTGTAGCGAGATCCCGTTCGCGGGCGACCGTGAGATCGGCTTCCATCTCCCCAAGCTTGCGCTCTTTGTCCTCCACCAGGGCGGTCTTGTCCAGGCTGAGTTGGCCCTGCTCCTCGTTGATCTTCTCGATGGCCTCTTTGCGTGCGGCGTCCCGCGCTACGACTCCGCCCGCGGCCTTGGACACGCCTCCGATGATCGCAGCGATTCCAGCACCGGCGGCTAGTATCCCCAATATAGTAGCTATTACGATCAGCCCCCTGTGTCGATTTCGACCACGACGGCGAGCACGGTGAGGTCGAAGGGCTCGTCCATCCGAATGATGACACAGCCTTCCGTGTCCCAATTCCCCCGGATGGGGATCGTATAATCGCCCGTGGCTGGCCCGGTGAATTTCGCTTGCTCGAGACTCGCCTCCGCGGTGCCGGCCTTGAATGGGTACGAGGCGAGGACCTTGGCGATGGCCCTCGTCACCGTCCGTTTCCGCATCGGACCGGGGCCCAGGGGCGTTTCCATCTGGGTCGGCATCGTCGTGACGGTCCCGGTGTATTCCTTCCCGAGGTAGACCGTCGAGCCGTCCGGGATCGCGCTGGGAAGCGTCGCTTCATTGCCGGCGACCGTGACGTCGTAATGGACGTTATTGTAGACGACGGTGGCGGCTCCGGTGATCCACGTAATCCCGGTCACCTTCCCTGCGCTCTTCGTCGCCTGGCGGCAGTTGTCGAGGTGGCAGGTTGTGACGAGCTTCTCCATGCTCCTCGTGCTGCCCCGGAGGACGGCGACATAGAGGTCATCCCCGCTTGTGCCCGGTACGATGGCGAGGGACTCTATGGTCCCGCCGACCGTGGCGAGCCTGAACCAGGCCGCGATCCCGTTCGCGGATGAATAGACGCATCCGCGCATCTCCCCGCTGGCGAGGACTGCCCAAATTATGGGGAGGGGCGTGTTCTGGTAGTCGAGATCGATTATGGACGATGACTCGAAAAGCGAGCGAGCGTGAAAGGTTAGCTCTGGCGATTCGTATCCTTCCGACGTGTGGCGGTATTCGCGGATTGTCCTCGCGCCTGCCTCGACCATGACCATGGACCGTTCGAATAGGAACGCCTGTACTGCGGCGGATCCATACCCGGTTTCCTTCACGCAGGACAGGTCGACGGCGGTGATGGTCGTGGGGATTACCCGCTCCCCGCTCGTGGTTCGGACAATGAGGTCCTTCGCTGCTACGAGCCCGACAATCTGCTCGTTCTGATCGGATGCCAGCTCCATCACGAAGGCGTTTCCCTCCGTGATCACGTCGCGGGTCGTGGAGACGTCCTCGTATTCGGGGATTGAGTTGTCGTGCCAGTAGGAGGTGAAGGTCTGCGCGGTGTGGGCTCCGGTCGCGGGCTTGTCGAGCGTGATGCTCGTTGTCCCCTTGGACTGGATGAAGGTGTCCGTGAGGATGTCGGTTCCGACCACCCTGTCTCCCACCTTGAGGGCCGTCACGATGGCCGCGGCGATGCTGGTGATCTCCGCGCTTTCGTTCGTGCAGTTCCCGGTCCAGGTGCGTATCGGGTCGCGGAGCTGTTTGGTCGTTGTCGTGATGGTGTCGAAGAAGGTGTAGTCCTCGAAGTCGTATGGTCTCGAAGCCCAGATCGTGGTCGGGGCATTCGTCGTGGATGCAAGGTAAAGCCTGCCGTTGAAGAAGGCGCACACGCCGGGGTAGTTGCCCGAGGACTGGAACGGGACCTGTCCCGCGTTCCCCACGATCGTGATGGTCCCGAAGGAGAAATTAGCGCCGTCCCAGGTGACTGACCTCGGCGCATATCCTCGATGGGTGATGATTATCTGGTTCGAGGTCTGGGCGAAGCAGAGGGCGGGGAGGTCGGCCTCCGCGTAGGTGGTGGCGCTCTCGATGGGCGTCCCTCCGCTCTTGACGAGGCTCCCGTTGAGCCAATAACGAATGTATCCCGCGCTTCCGTAGAATCCGACCTCGAGGATATAGGCGACGGTCGAGGAAATGATGAAGGGAACCAGGACGCACTTGCCCTTGAGGTCGTCCGCTGCTCGGTAGAGCCCCCCACGGAATGCGAAGCCGCAGGGAATCTGCGGGATGCAATTCGTCACGAGGCTTGCGCCGCGGTTGTAAAGCTGAAGGTCGGGGCGTCCCTTGAATGCCGGGGCGAGTTCCCCGGCGGTGAAGTCGGAAAAGAGCTGTTGCTCCTTCATACTCTCTGGCCCTTGTCCCTGTTCCAGATTCCTTCCATCCACTCTTCGGGGAGGAGCGCACCCTGGCGCTTCTCGCGCATGGTCTGCTGCGCCGCCGCTTCGACGATAGCGTTGGCTATCTTGGCAAACGCCACTTCGTTGTCGTGGTTCCCGGTGAGCGGGTAGGCGATCATGGCCGCGAGCTGCATGGTAATCGCCTCGACCAGGAGAGCGTCCCATCCGGTCGTGGTGGTCGCGTCTGGAACGTAGACCAGAATGACCGGCGTGCTGTCGCTGTAGAGGTAAGTCCCTTCCAGGGTGAAGTCCACCCTGAATCCGCTTTCGTCGGTGCAGTCTATCTGGTTGATGTAGTCGAGGGGGAGGGGGTAGGCGTAATCGAGGCCCGTTAGGTTCTCGTCGGGTATGTCGGCGAGGAGGTCGGCGACGAATGTCCAGGTGACCGTCCCGTCCGCGATCGTCCCTGAAACCGGCCAGGTTGGCTCGGAGACGGCCGAGGTCCCTGCGACGGTACATTTATAGATGGCCGGGGTCGTTCCGTGTTTCTCCACGATGAGGTCCCCGACGATGTAGGCCGTGGACCGTGCGCTGGCCTCGCACGCGAGGGTTCTGCGCTTCTGCACGCAGGTCCAGGGGACCATGCGGAGGATCTGCCTCCGGGCCTTGGGATAGTTGTTCTTGCAGAGGTCGGCCGCGAGTCCGGTGGTTGATATGTTCGCCGCCGTCCCGTCCGTGCTTGCGAGCTGGTCGAGGCTGTGGTTCTTCTCCAGGGCGGCGTTGCAGATCTCGAGTTCGGACACGGTGAACCTCCTCTGAAACCGGCCCGGAAGCCGTCAAGCCTCCGGGCCGGTCGGGTCGCTACTTCGCGGGGGCCTTCTCGGCTCCCTTCGCGGGGGCCTTCTCGGGGACGTCGAAGAACTTCCCGAGGCGTTTCGGGGCGATGATTGCGACGTCGATGTCGTAGCTCTTCCCCTCTTCGAAGAACTGACCCAGCTTGTTGTTGTAGGTCGAGCGCTTGCAGGTGACTACCATCGCGGGCCTCCTAGAAGGCCCCGAGTGCGGAAGGCTGCACCGGGATGAACGCGTCGATGGTCCCCGTGGTGAAGTCCGAGGACTCCACGGAAACGTACTTGATGCCCACGTACCGCTTGGGGATATCCCTCGGGAGCTTGACCTTCCAGACCTCCGTGTTGGCGGTCAGGTTCGCCGTGGCTATCGCCCCGGAGGAGGCCAGGACGACCTCGTTGGAGACCCCGGTGCCCGCGGTGTCGGTCCACGCCGCGTCGGAGCAGACGAGGTAGAAGGCGAGGCTCGTCCCCGTTGCGGCGGCGGTGCCCATCCTGACGACGAGTTCGGGCGGGTCGTCGATCTGTGCGCCTCCCGCGACCCCCAGGTCGATGATGTTGGCCGGGGTCGAGTAGTAGGTTCCCGCGTTGCCCCAGACCGTGTAGGCCACCGCCTCCATGAGGCGGAGCAGCTTATCGATGATCATCTCGCTTCTCCTTTCAGCCTTAGCTGATCGTCACTTCGTCGCTGGAGGCGACGAGCGCGTCGCACCGGCGGATGGGGATCCCGAGGTGGCGGACCACCGGCTTGCCCGTGGGGTAGTCGAGCGTGAGTGACGCCGACGCCCTGTAGGCAGCCTGCTTCTGGAGATAGGGCATGATTTCCGCGGGCATATACCACGCGGCCCTGCCCATCCCGAAGCTGGGGATCTTGTAGTAGCACTTGTCCATCGCGTCCAGGAGGGCGGACGTGGTGGTCTCCGCGGCGAGGTCGGAGAGGTCGATGTTGCAGAGGCGGACGGCATAGCGCCAATCCTTGACCACCAGGCCGAGGTCCCACTTGTAGTGGGTCCTATATCCCTGGTAGTAGCCGAGGGTTGAGTCGCCGAGGGTGACCTCGCCGAGGTCCTGGTGCTGGAATCCCGCGACGCTTCCCTTGGGGTAGGTGCCGAATATCGTATTCGGCCCCCAGACCACGAGGAAGGCGTCGTAGATGTCGGAGCCGGATCCGGCGCTTTCGTCCCGATAGGGGACGATATTGTAGCCGATGTTGGTCTTGGTCGCGGAATATGCCGAATACCGCGGCGCGAGACCGAGGAAGCGCTCGGGGTAGACCAGGGTGTTCCCGTAGAAGAGCGTGGAGGCCATGTTCTGGTTCATGGCCTCGAGGAACGCCTGGTCCTCCGAAAGGCGGAAGGCGGCGGTGTTGCCGTTGAGGTCGGCGAGCGCCTTGTCGACTTCGGCGTATGCCTCGAGCATTCCGCAGGAGTCTGTGACCATGGCGGTGCGGCTCTTGGACGGCACGACGCCGTAGTTCAGGAGGCGCCAGGTAGCGCTGGGGAGCCCCGTGCGAATGACGGAGCGGTGGCCGGTTTCGAGGTTTCCCTCCACGATGGTCATATCCTGGAGGATGTCGTTGGTCTGGGCCAGCATCTCGATGATGGCCGCGACCTTGTGGTCCGGTCCCAGCCTCGACGCGATATCGAGGTAAGTGGGATTAGGCATGATGCCCTCTACTTCTTAGAGGGGTACAGTATATCCTCCGGGGCCTTCGGGGTGTTTCCGTGCGCTGCGCGGTAGACGGATGAATCTTCGCGGACTGTCTTTCCCAGCTCGAAGAAGAGCTGCAGGAAGGCTGGGCTGTTGCCCATGCCCGTGCGCTCTGCTTCCTTGAGCAGGTCTGCGGTTGCGAATGCTCCCATGCCTCGCTTGGCGACCTCGAGGTTCTCAGCGTAGCCTTCCGCCCAGGCTTTCTTGAGTGTCCCCTCGCACGCTGCCGCGGCGGCATCTTCATTCGCACGCTGTTTCTCTCCGTATTCCTTGAGCGTCTTGGCCGCGCTCGCGTTGATCTGGCGGAACATTTCCTTCGCCTGGTCTTTCGTGAGGTGCAGCCCGTGCGCCATCGCTCGGAATTCCTTAAGGCTCTCGTCGGTGTACTCGAGACCTTTGTCCTTCTCGAGTTCGTATCCCTCTGGAGTTTTTGGGACGCCGAATCTTTCATAGAAATCGGCGACCTCTTCGGGGCTCGACTTGTCCGTTGGAAGGGACACCATGGTTCCGGCCTTGGCCTCTAGTTCGAGCGCGCTCTTCACGGCCTCGTCGAAGGATTTATACTTCGCTGCGAATGCCGAAAATCGCGGGTCAGCCCTGAGTTCCTTGGTCGTTGCATTGGTCCATCCGGGCAGCTCGGTTGCTTTCGCTCCCTGCGCCGCGGCAGCCTGGTCTTGTCCGCCCTGGGCGGGTGCAGGCGACGCCTGTGCTCCGCCGCTTCCAGCCTGAGACTCCTGGACGAGATTAGTCGCAAAGCTGCCGGCGGGCTTCGCTCCCTCTCCACTTCCGCTGCCGGGGTTGCCCGCCTGAGACGGACCCGCGGTTTGGCCTGGTGTGGGCATCAATCACTCCTTGCCCGTGATCATCAGCGCCTTGGTAATGGCGATGATGTCCGTGACTCCGAGTCGGTCGTGGAGCAGTTCCGTTGCGTAGCTGCGCCGGGCGATCTCCTCGGGTGTCGTTGGTACTGTGAAGAAGGACAGGTCGTCCAGGATGTAGGCCAGGGCGATTGTCCCATCTTCTCCTGAGAATACATGGCGGAAAATCCGCCGGATCGTCTGCTCCCGCTCCTCCTCCTTCATGGGTTTGAGTCGGTCGGTGAGATCCTTTGTCCTGTTTACGCAGGCACTCCTGGGGCGGCTATCTTAGCCGGGCCGGGGGACATGGCGTCCATCTGTTCGAGAGGGCTCCCCTCCTCGGGTTTCCTTCCGAGCTTGTCCATGTTCTGCATGATGGCCTGAGCGCCCTGCTGTTGCATCTGCTCCCGGCGAGCGGCTTCGATCGCTTGTGCTCTCGTGGCTCGTCTCTTCTGGATGTCGGCCTTCTCGCGGATCGCCTTCTGGGGCGCCCCGGACGCGTCGAGGGCCTCCCTAAAGAGGTCATCCCCGCTCACGACGTCGAGGACCTCGGGGCCGAATATCTCGAGCATGGCCTTGCTGTAGTCGATCGCCGTGTTGATGCCGTTCATGGCGTAATACTTCTTCTGGACCTGGGCGAAGAATCCCATGAACTCGATTTGAAGCCCTGCTTCGTCCTTGGCTTCGATGAGGGCGGGGGGTAGTGGCGGGAGCCGGCCGGCGCGCAGGAGCAGGTTGAAGGTTCGGCGGATGGCTGGCTGCAGGACTTCCTTATGGAACCGGCCGGTGATGTATCCGAGGACCGCGGCCTTCTCCCCGACCCGCTCTATGACCTCGCGGGCTGTCATCTTCCCTTCCATCTGCTGGAGCATGAGGTAGATGGGGACCATGAAGTGGTCGTCTATAATGTGGTCCTGGCGCTCCTCGTTGTCGATTGTGATAGGATAGTTCGCCCCAAGGGTTACGGGCTCGAACCGCTGGACCCCCTTCACATAGATTCTGCCACCGGGGAGGAGGTCGTCCCTGCCCTCGAGCTTCTCGTCGGCCAGCATGGTGGGGTCGGATATGAGCTGGCCGAGCCGAAGGCGGGACTTGGTCATCTGCGTGGCGCCGTACAGGTCCCCAAGTGCGTCCTGTCCTGGGGATCGCCCGTATGCTTCCCCGGAGTTCTTGCGGAAGCGGGATACCAAGAAGGGAAACTCCCAATATCCACCCACATCGAGTATCTTCGCCAGCTCCTCGTCGTACCAGATGGACACGTAGGGCATCCGGGGATCGACGCGCTGCTTCGCGTAGGCGAGGAACCTAGTGTCCATCGGCATGACTTTGTGCTTCACGGTCCTCGTGCTGTATGGATCCGTTTTTGCTCTGGATCGTATTGTCTCGGTCAGCTCGTCGTTAAATCTGGTCACTAGATCCCGATGGGACATGAGGACCTCTTCGGTCAGAACGTCTACCTCTCCGAAGGCGTTTTCCTCGATCCAAGCGGAGAGGTAGT